AAGTTCCTTTTTCTTTAGATGAAATCCAAGCTGGTGCGGGTAATCTTGCAGTTGTTTCAAAGGACGCAGATCATTTAGCAAAAATTTTAGAAATTACTGGTAATGTAGCGGCTGTTACAGGATTAGATTTTGTTACTGCCGCAAATCAAATTCAAAGATCATTTGCTGGTGGTATAGCGGCGGCAGATATATTTAGAGAAAAAGGCGTTAGAGATATGCTTGGATTTTCTGCTGGCGCAACTGTATCAGCGGAAGAAACTATTGCCGCTTTTATGAAAGTGTTTGGTAAAGGTGGAAAATTTGGAGATACAACTGACGAATTAGCAAAAACATTTGAGGGTACTTTATCAATGCTTGGAGATAAAGTGTTTTCATTCAAAAAAACTTTAGTAGAAGAGGGTTTTTTCCCAGAACTTAAAAGACAGTTTGGAGACCTAAATAAATTTATAGAGGAAAACCAAAGTAAAGTTGATGGATTAGCAAGGACACTAGGTGCTGGTTTAGCTGTTGCAGTTGGTAAAGTTTCACAAGCATTAGTTTTTGTGAACGATCATGCAGACAAATTTTTATTTGTATTAAAAGGTATTATTGCTTTAAAAGTTGCAACAGTATTTATGGGGATTGCAACTGCAACAATGAATATTGCTAAATCTATGATAGTTTTGGCGGCTGGTGTTCGTTCCGCAAAAAAAGGTTTTGTTGGTATTGCCTCATTAGTAGCTAAAGGCGGTGCGATAGGTTTGTTTTTTGCTGGCATAGATGAATTATTTGATGGTTTTCTTGAAACTGTAGAAGAGGCTAGCGAAAAAACTTTGCATTTTGGTCAAAGGTTACATGGAGGCATGAAATCTTTTGGTAAAGCTGTAAAAGACTCCGCAATAGAAGTTAAAAAAGCAACAGAGGTTTTTGATATAAAATTAAGAGCAAAAGAAACATTAGAGCAAAATCAAAAAATTTTTGATGCTATTAAAAATAGAAATAAATCTGAATTACAGCTTTTAGATGAAAAAATAAAAAAAGAATTACAGTTAGTTGAAGAATCTAAACAAGCACTTAAAACTTTATTAGATCAACAAGTTCTCGATGGTACTATGACTCAAAACGATGCTCATAGAGAATTGCTTGACGGATTGGCAAAATTTCAAAAAATGAAAGCATTAATTATAAAAAATGGTAATCAAGAAGAACAAAAAATATTTGATGAGCATTTTAAAAAGATGGCAGAAATTGGCGAAAGAAATTTTCAAAAACAACTTGCTCATATAAGAGAAAGGAATTTTCAAGAATTAGATTTAGAAAAACTTAGTGATAAACAGAAAAAAGATTTAGCGATTGAAACAGGCAAAGAGGCTTTAGAAGAAATGAGCAAACATAATAGAAAGGCTTTTCAAATAAACAAGGCACTAGCTATAGCAGATGCAGTTGTTAATACTGCAAGAGGTGTCACAAAAGCATTAGGTATGGGGCCATTTGGTATTCCTCTAGCTGTTGCCATTGGCGCTTTAGGTGCGGCCCAGATTGCAACCATAGCAAGTAGAAGATATCAAGGTCGTAGGCTTGGTGGTAGAATGAATCAAGGAGAGCCATATATGGTCGGAGAGGCAGGCCCAGAATTAGTAGTACCCGACAGAGCATCAAATGTAGTTCCAAACAATCAGCTTGGTGGCGGACAACCAGTAACAGTGAACTTTAATATTAACACTGTTGATGCAAGAGGATTTAATGAATTATTAGTTAATAGCAGAGGTGTAATTGTAAACATGATTAATACGGCAGTAAATGAAAAAGGTAAGGCGGCATTGATATGAGTGGTTCTTTACCTAATACAGCGTTCAACGCAATCAATTTTAAGTCAAATCAAAAAACTTTATTTAGTGAAACTGATAGTGGCAAAACATTTAGAAGACAAGTACAAGGCCAAAGGTTCAGTTTTACAGTTTCATATCCTCCAATGACTCGTGCAGATTTTGCCCCGATCATGGCTTTTATAATAAAACAAAGAAGTCGTAAGGAGGATTTTACAATTACTTTGCCAACTACTTTTGATAGTCAAGGTAACGAAACAGGAACTTTATTAGTAAATGGTTCTCACTCTGCGGGAGATACAACTATTGCTATTGATGCTTTTGCTGGAGACTCGGCTGGTCGACTCAAAGCGGGAGACCTATTAAAATTTGCTCACGACAAACTGTATATGGTGGTTGCAGATGTAACCTCTTCAAGTAATGCGGCAACTGTAACAATAGAACCGCCACTTAGAACTGATTTAGCTGATAACAGTTCTGTAACTTACAAATCTGTACCAGCAACAGTGCATTTAACCAGTGATATGCAAGAGTTTAAAACAAACTCAAATGACAAAGATGGTAACTTACTTTTTAACTTTGAGTTTGATGTTATTGAAAGTTTATAATGGCAAGAGGATTATCGAGTGCAGTAAAAACAGAACTAGCTACAGGGGTAATTGACCCAGTATTACTAGTTGAAATAGATTTTAGTACACCAATTTATTTAACTAATGCACCTTTTGACATTACATCAAGTGTATCAGGGTCATCAAGAACATACATTACAAATGGACATTTAAAAAATATTACTGGTATAAATGAAACAAACAAACCTACAAAAAACAGTTTACAACTTGCTCTTTCTGGAGTCGATCAAACATATATATCTATAGCTTTATCAGAAAACATTATAAATACTGAGGTTTATATTTACAGAGGTTTTTTAGATGACAGTAATGCACTTATTTCTGACCCTTTTTTACTATTCTTTGGTACAGTAGATGAGTATAAAATTACAGATAATACAACCAATGCAAATTTAGTTTTAAATTTAACTTCTCATTGGGGAAACTTTCAAAAAACAAGCGGAAGAGTTACAACGGATAATTCTCAGCAAAGATTTTTTAGTGGAGATAAAGGTATGGAATTTGCGGCACTTACAGTTAGAGATATTAAATGGGGTAGAGATTAATGTCTAGTTTTCATTTTTATGAGGCAACAAATAAAAACATGGACGAGATATTTGAAATATTACATGAGTTTGAAAAAGAGGCCCCAGCTTTAGATTATCCTCATATTCATAGAGCAAAAATGAAACAAACTTTAATGGCGTTCTTACAAAAAGGAAAAATTATTTTAATTAAAGATGTAGATGAGAATAAAATTATTGGAATTACAATATTTGTTTTTACAGAATATCTTTGGTCTAAAGAACAATTATTATCCATTCAAGTAATTTATATATTAGAAAAATATCGATCATTAAATTTATTCAATCAAACTATGGATATTGTAAAAAATCAAGCAAAAGGTAGAGATATACATTTATCTATTTCTACAAAATTAATGGCTGATAAATTGTTAGATAGATACGGCTTTGAAAAAATGGGCGGATTATGGAGATTGCAAGATGTGTGATGTTGGCGGAGATATTATTGATGATGCAATAGATGTCATTAGTGATGTTGTAGATTTCGTTGTTGATCTAGTTATTGATTTTGTAAGTTGGATAAATCCAATGCCTGATATACCTGATTATGGAGACAACAATTCTGATCTTGTTGCAAGAGGTGTATTATTAAATAAAATAAGCGCAAATTCACATATACCAGTAGTTTACGGAACAAGAAAGGTCGGCGGAAATATAGTCTTTGTTGAGAGTTCAGGAACAGAAAATGAATTTTTATACATGGCTATTGTAGTTTCAGAGGGTGAAATAGATGACATAACATCTATATTTATAAATGATAATTTAGTAACATTTGATGGAGATTTACAAGATAATGTTGAAAGATCAGTAGCAAGTTCTGATTCAAATTATTTTAAAGCTGACCCGACTGTTGATGGTTCTAGTGCAGAAAGTTTGAT